TACGTAAAGACGAAATTATTCGTATCATGGGTCGTGCTAAAAAGGATTGGGATGACTATATTAAAGAAATGATGAGTCGTGAAGACGTCGATGAGATCTTTGACTTTGTCGAATCTATTCTTAAGATGGCTTATGGTCAACGTTCTGAAGATGGCCGTACTTTCCGAAAGGACAAGAAAGCTCAAGAAGACTTTGCTAACTCAGAAGCATACGCGGAATTATTCATTGATATGATTACGGATGCTGTATCTGCAGACGGTAAAGAAACCGCTAAGTTCTTTAGTGCATTGGTCGGTGATCCAAATAAAGGAACTGTTCCGGAATCAGTTTCTAAACTCAAAAAATGATATAATTGAGGGGTAAATTTACACCCCTCTTTTATTTTTATCTGATAGTGAGGTTATATATGTTAGTTATCGATACCCCTGATAGGGAATATTATAATGAAGAAACATATCAGTTCATCACTATACCGGGACGACATTTACATTTCGAACATAGTCTTAAATCTATTGCAGATTGGGAAACGTTATATCGCAAGCCTTTTTTAACTCGAGAGGAAAAGACCACTGCAGAACTGTTTGATTACTTTTTACTTATGTGTAAAGAGGACATTTCCTATTCAGATTTAACAATCGATGTTATAGAACAGCTTTCGTTATATCTTGAGGATAAACCAACTGCGACAGTTATAACTCCTGTAGAAAAACCTACCAATAATGGTATGGTTATGACTTCTGAAGTAATATATGCCTATATGGCAAATGCCCGAGTCCCATTTGATTGTGATACTTGGAACATTCATAGGTTGCTTACTTTGCTTGGTGTCATTGGCGAATTTAATGCACCGAAGAAGAAGAAGTCTACTACACAAATACTGGATGACTATGACCGTATCAATAATGAACGTCTAGCGAAAATTCGTAAGATGCGAGAGGAACGTGAAAGAAATGAGAATAAAGGTACAGACAATAAAGAAAAAAACGGGCCTATCAAAAATGGGTAAACGTGCCGAGAATATGGATTCCGTTCGTCATGCTTTACAATCTCGTGGACGGAGTGGTTTAAGCCGGCTGATTTCTGCTACTCCAAAGCGTTCAGGTTCAACGGCATCTTCTTGGGGCATGGAGGTTGAAAAATCTCAAAATGGTTTAAGTTTATACTATTCTAACTCTAAGAAGATAAAAGACGGAACACCGCTTGTTGTACTTATTGTAAACGGCCACGGTACAGGAACTGGTGGGTATGTACCTGCTAATAATTTTGTTACTCCTATTGTAGATTCTATTGCAGATGAGATACTGAGGGAGGTGGAAAAAGTAATTGAGTAGACAAATAATTGAAGAACGCCTTATTAAACTCGGTATTGATAATGAGCAGTTCAAAACTGGTCTTAAGGAGTCTTTGAGCTCTCTTGAAGATCTAGATAAAACACTAGCGAAGGTTGATGGTAAGTCAAGTTTTGCTAATACCGAGAAAGCAACCAAATCTTTAGGCCGCTCTCTTACTGAATTAATAGGTTCCGCCCCTAAACTTGGTGATCTGTATGCTGGTGCTTTTAATAAGATTACCTCCGCTGTTGGTAGTGCAACAGGGAATTTTGGTAAACTTGCATCTGGTATTTTAAACTTCGTTTCGCCAATAACATTAGGTGGGAAGCAAGCTTCTGAAGCGATTCAGTCAATCGATACATCTGTTCAACAGGCTAGTGGTAAGTTTGGGATGTTACAATCTATAGCGTCTATTGCTTTAGGTAATATTGCAGCTAACGCTACTATGGCTGGTTTGGCGATGGCTAAGAATTTTGCTGGGAAAATCTTAAACACTATCGCCCCTCTTAAAGCCGGGTTTAGTCAGTTTGAAGACAAGATCAACTCAGTAAATATGTTGGTTGCCGCTTTGGGTCAATCAGAAATGGGACATATTACTGCCTCATTGGATGATTTACAAAAGTACGCGGAAACGACTAAATACTCAGTTAAGCAAATGCATAACTCCCTTGCTCAATTCGTAAATGCAGGGGTGGAACTTGATGATGCTACTACAGCTTTGAAGGGTTGGGGTAACTTGGCGGCTTCCGCTGGTGCAAGTACTGACGGTTTTAATCGTTCACTCCAATTCGGGGTGCAACAAGCATTGCAAATGGGTATGATGAATACTCAAAACTGGATGTCAGTTGAAAATGCTGGTATGGCAACTAAACGATTTAAGGATATCTTGGTTGACACGGCTAAAGCGCTTGGTCAGGATATTGATATGTCCGAAGGTTTCCGCGGCTCCCTTAAAGATGGCTGGTTGACGAACGAAGTGTTAATTAAGTCACTTGAACGTTTGGCTAATGACGAAACATTAGTTAAAATGGCTTCTGAATTCCATACATTCGGTGAAGCATCGGAAGCTGTAGCAGACCAAGTAACGTCTGGCTGGGCTCGTGTATGGGAAACTTTAATGGGACAAGCGGGTAGTGATGAACTTACTGCATTTTGGACCAAATGGGGTAATGCTGCAGCAGATGCCCTGAGCTCAGCAGCAACTAAAGCTAATGAGTTTGCTAAGACCTTTGTATCATTAGGTGGTCGACAAAAAATATTAGATCTAATGGATTCTGGTTTTGGATCTATTGGCGGAATATTTAAACATATAGGGTATGCGTTTCAACATGTGTTTGGCGCAAATATGAATGTTGTAATAGGTCAGAAACTTGTAAATTTGATTGGCGCATTTTCTGAGAAACTTAAGTTGGGAAGTGCTGAATTACATGCTTTTGAAAATATTTTTATTGCAGTATTTCAAGCAATCAAATGGATTAGTGCAGAAGTTGGCGCTAAGATGAAGCTCATAGCTACGCTTATACCAAATCATATGATTAAAGATTTTATTCTTATAGTTGGTATGATGGCTAAAGCATTATATAAAACCATTTATGCTTTTGAAATATTTATTGGAAGAATAATAAACTTTAAGAAGATTGGTGAGGTATTCGGATCCATAGGGAATGCCATTAATAAATTCTGGGACTCAGTCCATAACGGCTTAGCAAACTTCTCTGAGAAATGGTCTGCAGCATTTGACAAACTACCTGGCGGTGTTGTAAAAATCATGGATTGGCTTAAGAAGTTATGGGAAGTGATCAAGATCCTTACTCCGGCTATTGGTCGTTTTAAGCAAGAGATGCGAGGATTCTTCTCCAAGATTACTAATCCGTTTAAGACCTTAGGTCATGCTCTTGGCGATAATGGTAAGAGGTTCAATGAGTGGTCGTTCTGGGTAGGTAATGCTGTAGAGCGGTTCCCTATCTTCGGTAAAGCTTTAGGTAAATTCATTGTTGGATTCTCCCATTTCAATAAAGCAACTGGAAATATGGATTCTTGGGCTGGACAGTTTGGGTACAAACTACGAACCCATCTTTTTAGTTTTTATAATACTGTACGGAATAATTACAGACGTACAATTACTAGTCACAGAACATTCTGGAATAGTCTTAATGAGACTATGGATAAGGTTCTTAATAGACAGATTACTACATGGAAACAATTTCGTGAAGCGGTTAAATGGGAATATCTAATCCCTCCTGGACTTCGAGATATGTTTAAAGACTTTAAGTTCTCTATGCCTGACATGTCTGGACTTAAGAAAGGACTTGCGTCATTTGCTTCAGATCCTTTTGGTGCAATCAAGAGTGGAACCCAAGGACTTTCAAAATGGTTAGAAAAATCTACATTTTCTCTTAAGTTCTTCGGTGATGTAGTCCGTAAACACTGGCCTACTCTTGGTGAGTACGCAGATAAATTAGACAAAGTTAAATTCTCATTGTCTTTCCTTAAACCTGTTGTAGATAGTGTTGGTAAAGCATTTGAATGGTTTAATTCTAAGATCTCGAAGATTAGCTTTGGTAAGATTAACTTTGGTGGTGCGGGTAAAGTCTTTAGTGATGCTGGCAAAGCTCTTACCGCAAACTTCTCTGAAGGTATTGTTCCTGGTCTGGTCAAATCTATTGACGGATTCCGTAAGTGGGTTGGTGAACTTGGTGCTGTTAAATCTATCTTTGGTGGAATGTCTACCGGTTTTGGTATTGTTGGTGAAGTCTTTAGTAACATTCGTAAAGAAATGGGTAAATCTAAGATTGACTTTAGCAACTACAAGACAACACTAGCAACATTCAAAGGTTGGTTCCATGGATTCTGGCAAGGACTTGCTAATGTTGCTTCTGGTGAGACATTCAGTAAGATTGGGGCTGGTATTAAGAATGGGTTCAGTACAGCAATGAACTGGATCTCTAGTACATTCGGACCTTGGTTCAAAGGGTTCTTCTCTAGCCTACCGTCTAGTGTACAATATACCTTAACCGGATTATGGGATCTAATCAAGCAATTCGCTTCATCAATCGGATCAAGCTTTAAAGACACCAACTTCTCATTTAAGAACTTTGGAGAGGTTGTCGAGTCTGTAAGTAAGGGCGTAAAGAAAGCCCTTGAAGAGATCGGGAAAGTTCTTAAGAAAATTTGGGATGGATTTAAAGATCTGTTTAAGGTTACTGGCGTGTCTGCCGATGAACTCACTGAAGCTGACTTCGGTAATCGTAAGATGCAAGAAGCTGAAGCTGGTATGGATCGTTTAGGTGATAGCGTTGATCGTGTTCATCAGAAGAGTAAAGGTGTCTTTGAAAGTATTGGTGATATGGCCAAGCTTATCGGAGAGACATTTAGTTCTGTATTGGCGCCATTTAATAAAGCCGATTCTGCATCAGTTGGTAAAATCCTTACTTTGGCCGCGGCAATTATCGTACTTTGGAATACTCGTAAGAAAGTCCTAAGTATCAAAGATATGTTTAAAGACTTCGCTAAAGGTCTATTTGAAGGAGCGAATTCTGTAACAGGATCGCTTACAAATATGTTCAATGCGATTAGTGGTAATTTTAAGGCTAAAGCTAAATTCCAAAATATTAAATCTTTTGCATTAGCTATTGCAACTTTGACAGGTTCGTTATTAGTCCTATCTATGATTCCTGCTGATAAACTTCAGAGAGGGGTTCTAGGACTAGTTGCTGTTCTTGGCGCATTTGAAGTCTTTTACTTATCGCTTTCAATGACAACTAAGAAGTTCGATCCAAGTAAGGTACAAAGTGCAAAAGATATGATGCTTGGCATGCTTGGCGTAGCAGGGTCTATTCTTATGATCTCTGGATCTGTCATGTTGCTAGGTAAGTTGGATGGAAATTCTCTTAAGAAAGGTCTACTTTCTGCTGGCGCTATCCTTGTAGCAATGGGTGTTTTAATGGGTATAATGGCCCATATGCAACAAAATGCTAAAGGATTCGATGGTGGTTCTGCTAAGATCTCTATTGGTATTCTAACCTTTATTGGTTTGGCATACGCTATTAAGAAAGTAGCTAAGGTTGTTAAAGATCTCGGTACTTTGGATAAAAGTACTCTTAACAAAGGTCTTTATGCTGTCGCTACTATTATTGTAGGTATGTCGGCAGTCCTTCTTGCTGCTGGTAATCTTAAGGAAGTTAAGACGTCATCGATTTTTACCTTTATTACAATGGCTAAAGCTGTAGGGGGCATCTCTAAAGCAGTAGCTGAACTCGGATCACTTGATACTGAGGTTCTTAAAAAGGGTGGTGCTGCTGTTGCTATTATGCTTGTTGTTATTGCGGGTATTGCGGTGGCCTTTAGTAAACTAGATAATACTAAGCAGTCTTTTACAAAGAACGCTTTTGTAATGTTTGGTGGTATTGCCGCTATGCTTTATATGATGCGTAGTCTAGCGCAGAATATTGGATCTATGAAAAACCCTGATGCCATTGTACAAGCACTTAGTGCCCTGGCTGTCGTAACGGCCTCATTTGGTGCTCTGGCTATGGTTCTTCAGAAGAACAATATTGGGGATAAGGGTATAAATGAAGGTGTTAAAAACCTAGCGGCCTTATCTGGATCTGTTCTAGTCGCCTCCGCCGGTCTTCTTCTTCTAAGTAAGATGGAAGGTAACTTCCTTAAAACTGTTGGCGCCTGTCTTGCCCTTGTTGGTGTGGTCTATGCGTTCGTTAAAATCGGACAAGCTGCTCAGAACATCAAGAGGGATGGTATTATCGGTCTCGGTGCTACAGTTGCTGCGTTGATGGCTTCAGTATATGCGCTTAAAGAATTGACTAAGATACCTGTGAACAATATCTTATTACAAGTAGGGATGCTTGTAGGTGTAGTTGCGGCAATCGCTACTATTGGCGGCTTACTTGGTAAGTTCGGTGGTTTTGAAGCAATCGCTGGATTGGAAGCATTAGGTAGCAGTATTCTTATGATCGGGGGTGCTATCGGTATTGCTTCAGCCGGTATAGGGTACTTCTTACAAGGTGTTGCTTCTATTATCGATGCTATCACTAAACTTATCGATACCGTATCAAGACTTGGTAAAGAAGGTGGTGAAAACTTCCGTAAATTCTTTGCTGAAGCATCTAAATCATCTGGTGATGTTGCGGAAGTTGTTGCCGGAATGGCCGAAGGGCTTGTAGAAGGATTAATTCGAGGCGTTGCTGGTAATATTGGTAAAGTTATTCAAATAGGTATCGATCTTATAAAGGGTATCGTTATTGGGATTGGACAATCCATTGGCGACATGACTTCAGCACTTGTTGATGGGGTTTCTGCTGCTGTTGATGCGGTTGCCGCGGCAATTCCTAGACTTGTTACTAGACTCCTTGATTCTATATTATTAGGTCTGCAGCAGATTGCACAATGGATACGTAATAATGGGAATCTTATTGCCGTTTCTGTGACAGATGTACTTTCATCTATATTCTCGCTACTTGTAGAGATTCTAACCTCGATGCTTGCTTTTATTCTTGATACCCTCGGGCAATTACCTTGGGTTGGGGAATATTTTGAAAAGGCTAAAGACTCTCTACAAAGCGGCGCTCAAGGATTTGAAAAATGGTTGCATGAACGTGTTGACGGTATTAAAACCTATGCGGAACTCGCCGCTAAAGGCGGTGTTGATGCTGCAATTAAGCAGTTGGATAGGCTAGGTACCGCTGAAGTCCAAGGCGCTATGAATATTGCAGCTAAGTCAAAAGATGGGCTTGAATACTTTAAGACATTCTGTTCGCAATTAGGTATTCAAGGTGCTAATGAGTTTATACAAGGCCTTAAGAATAAAACTATCGATGCTAATGACGCAGGTAAACTATTCGCCAAAATGGTTGAAATGGGTATGTCTGAAGCGCAGGTCAAACAGATTGCTGAAAAAGCAGGGTACGACTATGCGAACGGTGTACTTACAGCCAAACCTGAAGTTAAGACAAACGCCGATGATATTAAGAAAACCCTTGAACAAGGACTTGGTGGAGACGGTAATTGGGACATGGGTCTACTTAATGGTGCCTTTGGTAAACTCAACGAACACCTTGGTGGTCAACTTGATATGACAAAAGCGCTAGCCGGTCTTAAGTCTGGACAGATCCCTCAAGAGATTCTCCAGAAAATGGCGGAGGGCGATTTCTCAGGCATGTCTATGGAACAAATGCAACAGTATTTGTCTGGATTTGATGGGTCTGCAGAAGCCGCAGGTAAGAGAGCCGAAGAAGTTAAAGCCGCTGTAGAAGTAGGTCTTTCTGGAAACGGTAATTTCGATGTCGGTCTTGTAACCCAAGCATTTACGAACTTGGATACATATTTGGGCGGACGCTTGGATGTTACTCTAGCAGTTGCCGCACTTAAAACTGGTCGAATTCCACCTGCGATGCTTGCGGAGTTAGCCAATGGAGATTTCTCTCAAGTTTCACAAGCACACATGGATGACTTCATGAGGCCTGTTGAGCAGGCTCCTGAACGAGCTGGCGCAGAAGTTGATAAGACAAGAGAAACGGTATCGAGCAAGATTGATGGTATGTATTCTGAGATACTTCCTAAAATTGGCATTAGTCAAGAAGAAGCTAATAAATTACTTTCTAACTATGAGTCTGGCAAATATATGACTCAGGAAGAGTTGCATAAAGTAGGTCAGATTATTGCGGCCTCTAAAGGGGAGATTCATCAATCTGCGAAGTCTGTTGCTGATAGCGCAAATAAAGGTCTGGAAACCGTTGACGGTAAACCAGCAGGTAACAAAGCGGCAAAAGATTTTTCTGATACAATAAATTCAGGAGCTGGCGAAGCACAAGGTGCCGGTGCTGCTTTAGCTACTGCCGCTGGTAATGGTATGAATTTTGATGCGTCTGGATCAGGTGCCGCAGTATCTGAATCATTTGCAGCAGGTATTGCAAGCGCTAGAGCGATGGCCGCTGTACAAGGCGCCGTGAGTTCTATTATGACCGCGGCTCAAAACTTGTTCCCACACTCTCCAGCAAAAGAAGGTCCCTTCTCTGGTGACGGATGGAGACAAGTATCTAGATCCGGACTTGCTATTATGACTGAATTTGCTTCAGGTTTGGGCTCTACAGGATCCTTTAATGCTGTTAATAACGGTCTAGGAAAAGTCCAACAATACATTCAAGACGCTCTTGGCGAAACATCGGAATATCTTGATAACAATATGGAACTTTCCCCTGTAATTTCTCCGGTTCTTGATATGTCTAATATCGATGGGTATAAATGGAACGGAGTTGGTTATCTTGGTCTCACTGGCGCAAATATTGATTATTCGTCGCTTAATCCTACAAGCCGTAGTATTGCTTCTAATCGTTATTCTATTGATGAAGTGGTACGGGGGCTAAATAACGTAGACCGTAAGTTAGAAATTCTAACTGAAAACTCTGCTGTTGGGAACGACCTTCTTGCTCAAAGACAGGTTAACCCACTTTACTTTGATAAAGATCTTGTAAGCCGTTCATTGGCGCCAGGAATGGCAGATGCGCAACGGACTTATAACGATCGATTAAATATGTTAGATGGAGTGTTACCACGATTATGAGAGATGAAAGCTATTTCTCCATAATCTTTGGTGAAGGAACCGATGCTGTTGATATCGGTAAACTTCTTGATGCTGTAACTAAAGTTGAACGTAATGCTGGTGCTGGTCAGGAACATACATATTCTGCTGGCACTGGCCGTTTTGGTAAGACGTGGATTTCTGGTAGAAGAAGTTCTTATGATATTACTATTGAAGGACAAAAGACAGGTAGCCCTGCTGAGTTACTTTCGCTTCGTACGAAATTGGCTAGGGCTCTTGACTGTCCTGATGGACCAAAGAAATTGCAGTTCGATGATCAGGATGGTAAATATTATCTTGCCGTTACAGCAGGACAACCGAAGTTTACTGAAGATTTACAGAAAAGTCAGGCTACGGTGTCTATTTCCTTTGAAGTTCCAGATGGTTTATTACATTCGGAGCTTACGAAGGTGCTGACATCAAAGACAAACTCGCCTGATATCGGATCTCTTACTAAAGATGGAGCTATTGTCAAAATGACTTTAAATAATGCAGGAAGCGCACCAGCATATCCTCGCATTCGAATTAAGAACGCCGGGACAAACGGATGGATTGGTATTGTTAATAAAAACGGTGTAATGGAGATTGGGACAAGTGCATCTAGACGTGAAGGTCTCTCTGCTGCATCTGGGTCGTATGATCAGTCACAGTTATTGCTAAATTTAACACCTAATGATTCTACAGGATGGCGTAAAGGCGTTAATATTAGTAATAAATTAAGATCGCAATCGCCTTTGCAGTATGCCAACCATGCTGAAATTAGCGACCTAACTCTTGATTGGGCTCCTAGAGACGCTGGTAGTGTTGGGTATCCGTGCCCTGGGTTACATTGGACTCGTTCTGGGTCTAAAGGTGTTGGTCAAGACTGGGGGTGTGCTGTATATGAGTACGCTCTGCCCGCTGATAAGAACAATGTGAAAGGTGCTAAGAACTTCCGTTGTGATTTTAACCTAAAACTTTGGGCATCTAAAATTGGCCAAACTGGTCTGTTAGCAATTATGTTTATGGACGATAACGATCGACTTATCTGCGCATATAGCTTAGATAAATGGACAACTGATAGCGATAGGACCGTACAGTGCTTTACTACTAAGGATATCCATCAACAACCTCGTGAAGAAAATATATTCGGTTCTAATAACAATGAACCGGGACAGCAACTCCCTAATCCGGGATTTAATAGTAGAACGGGTAATGTATATATTATTAAAGACGGAGGCAAATTTACGTTCAGTTATTCTGGTATACCGAAAACCATAGTTGACGCATCCAAGGAGAATTTAGAATGCTCAAAAATTTGGATTTTATATGGTCGATTTAGAGATGAAAGACCAGGTATAGGGCACCTTGATACATTGTGCGTACAATCTCTTAAATTCCAAAAGACAAACGTTGAACGGTATGATCTTGTGCCTAATAAATACAATGCGGGAAGCGAACTTGTAGTAGATATGTATAAGGGTAAAATCTTTTATATTTCTGATCCAGAGGCCTCGACTCAAGGTGTTAGTGCTGAGGGCGATTTAGCAAATGGGTCTCGATACTTCTCGATCCCACCTGGCGAGTCACAATTAGAAATTCATTCTTCCGGATTTGTTACAACAGCCCCTGAGGTTAGTGTGGAGTGGGAAGAAGCATGGCTGTAAGAAAGGAGGCCGAAACTTCAAAATGAATGTAAAACCTGCATGGCAGTTAGCAGTTCATGATAATGCAATGAATATCGTTGATCATATTAACAACGATGTGCCCGACTCTCTGAAATATTATGATGAAGAGTTCCATCAATACTGCGGTAAGGGTTCGGCTACCTTTACTTTTACTGTCGATAAATATTCAAATGGCGTTTTAAATGAGCGCATAGCCAATCTTACTACTGAGTCGTATATTTCATTTCATGAAGACAATACCGACTATGTGTTTAATGTAATGACTCGTAGAGAGACTGACTACACCATTACATTGGAATGTGTCACAACCAATTTAGAGTTGCTTAATGAGAAAGTTGTTGCTTATGAAAGTAAGGATGCTAAAACATTCTTAGAGTATATCGAAGCTATGCAGCTCTTTACATATACTCGTATTGAATTAGGCATCTGTGAAGTTCGTAATACTAAGCAAACTCTTAAGTTTGAATCAGATGATGACACATGTCTTGCACGTATTCTTAAACTTGTTGAATCATTTGACGGTGAGATGGAGATTATAACTAAACTTACCGATGGTGGCCAGATTGATAAGTATATACTTAATGTTTATAAATCTCGCAATACTGCAAAAGATAATGAGCCTGGTTTAGGGCGAGTTCGTACAGATATCAGATTACAGATGGGTCGAGACGTCACTTCTGTTGTTAAGAAAGAAGATAAGACAAACTTGTTTTCTGCAATTCGTATGCGGAACAAAGACGGTGCTTATATTACATTCCCTAACTCCAGGGAAATTAAAGCTCCTGATGGAACCCATGTCGAGATGTATTGCAACAGAGGATCCCATACAATCTATGCTCCGATCTCAGCTAAACTTTATCCGTCAGTAAACAAACGCGATAATTGTGATCCCTGGATCGTTCGTGATGTTAAGACCGAGTTCACAACATCAGATGAAGCATGGGCTTACGGTGTTAAGATGCTCCGTAACTACATGTATCCTATTACAACATGGGAGATTAACCTTAACTCGGCGATAGTTCTTCAACAATACGACATCAAGATTGGTGATGTGATCTTCATGACTGATGAGAACTTTGTCGGGGGGTTGCTTATTCGTGCTCGAGTTGTTGAAATGGTACGTTGCTCAACCGATCCTAGTAAGACAAAGCTTACTTTATCAAATGTGGTAGCTGTTAGACCAACTAATAACTCTACATTGATGAGCACAATGTCTCGTATGATCAATGATGCTCAACCTTTCAAAATGACTGTAAAAACTACAGGGCCTACTATGTTCCGTGAACTTACAGACAGTTGTGAGTTGATTCCAACTTTGTATAAAGGTAAATCTGAAGTTACAGATGTCGATTTCAGTTACTTCATTGACAGTAACCTTGCTGGTAGCGGAAGCCGCTTTAGAGTATCTCGATCTAATGTTGGTACTAGTGGTAACGCACTTATTACAATTCAAGCATGGGTTCAAGGTCAGATGGTTGAGTTCCAAGATATTACTATTGCTACTGTGAACGACGGAGTATCTCCTGTTCTTACTGTAGTTGAGTCTAGTAATGGTGATGTGTTTAAAAATGGCGTTATTGAGACTGTGCTGACGGCTAAGCTATTTAGGGATGACGTCGAAATTGATACTCACGGTGACGCATTTAATTATATCTGGACGAAGACCAATGCCAATGGTGAAATTGACGAACCTTGGGGACAACGTCCTGAGTCTAAAAGGAAACATGTTAGTGTAACACGTATTGATATAGAAAATAAAGCAACGTTTTCTGTTGCTATTGTAACCAAGTAAAGGAGGTGACGTATTATGGCATTAGTTTCAACAGGTCAGATTACTATTGTTGATTTGGATGATGGTAAAACCCAATATACGCACCTTGCTTGGTGTAATGCTTCAATAGAATATGGTGAAGCAGGGAGACCGCATAAGACTACCTATTCGGGTTTTACAAAGGATCCAAAAGAAGGCTCTAGATACACCCATATTGGTATCTATCAAGATTTTAATTTTGTTGGTAGTGATGACCCTGAAGATTATACCTGGTCTAAATGGAAAGGTAGTGACGGTGCTAATGGTATCCCAGGTAAGCCTGGCGCTGATGGTCGTACTCCGTATGTTCACTTCGCTTATGCTGATTCTCCCGATGGATATAAAGGATTCACAACCAGTGAAACGCTGGCTTTTACTGGTGATATTGATAGCGAACCAACTAAGGTTAAAGTGGATGTAACTGCGAAGATATATATGGGTACGTATACCGACTATACTGAAGAAGATTCTCAAGATCCTAAAAGATATCAATGGCAAAAAGTTCGTGGTGCAGATGGTGCTAACGGTACACCTGGTAAACCTGGAGCTGATGGTCGTACTCCGTATGTTCATTTCGCTTATGCTGATAGTGCAGACGGAAGAACAGGCTTCACGGTATATGGTGACCCTAATAAGAAATATATGGGTACATATACTGACTTTACTCAAGCAGATAGCACCGACCCTACCAAGTATAAATGGTCACTTATAAAAGGTGCTGATGGTGCTCCCGGGCCTCAAGGTGTTCAAGGGCTTCAAGGTCCTAAAGGTGATCAGGGTATTCCTGGACAAAGAGGTGTTGACGGTAGGACACAATACACGCATATTGCTTATGCCGATAATGCATTTGGCGCAGGTATGAGTCAGACAGATTCTAATAAGCAATATATAGGTGTTTATCAGGATTTTAATGTTGTTGATAGTACAAACCCCAATAGTTATAAATGGACGAAGTGGAAAGGTGATGATGGAGCTAATGGTCTTCCCGGCCCTAAGGGTGCTGACGGTCGTACTCCATATGTTCATTTCGCATATTCTAATTCTGCAAATGGAACTTTTGGTTTTAGTGTTAGCGATTCTAGTGGTAAAGAATATATTGGTACATATACTGACTTTAATCAGGCGGATAGTAC